GCATGGAACAGGTGGCGATGGCGGAGGTGGAGACGGCGGAGACGGTTCAGGAGCAGTCGGAGGAGATGCAACAGGTTATGGAAGTGGTGGAGGTGGTAGTTACGGCGCTAATTCGGGAGCAGGAAGTGATGGTATTGTCATCATCTCACAACCGAGAGGATAATAATGTGGGATAAGGTTGCAATGACAATAATTACAGACTATTTCCTAGTAGTGGTGATAGTCTGTATGTTGGCAGGTGCAGGACTTCACTCGATATACATATATTGGATTAATAGGAAATGCCCAGATTTAAAAACTATTGCCGAAAGTATTAAATCTTTGGCTGATACATTAGCAAAAAAAGAAGTTAATGAGAATGATTTGCTTCAAAAATTGGTAGAAAATTTAACAAAAAAAAATGTGTAAAAGAACTGATGAAGCAATAAAGGCTATACAAGAAGCCGAACACCAGTTACATCAAAATATGATAATAACTACAACAGCAATTATGGCAATCCAAGAAGACCCTGCTCAAGAGGATAAATTGGATTTAAAGGATTTTAAATTAGATTTAAAAAAGGAAACAATATGAGTGCAATTATTTCATTTTTAGGATCAGCGATATTTAGATATTTACTAGAAAAAATATTTAATATTGTTGAACGCAAACAAGATCATTCCCAAGAGGTTGAATTAATGAAACTTCAAGCTGATATAGAAATTCAACAACATTCAAGACGATTAGAAATATTAGAAAAAACTAACAAACTTGAAAATGAAAAGCTACAAATAATTGGTGATCAAGAGCTTGAAGAATTAGATAGCAAGGCTTTTATTCAATCAATAAAAAATGCAAAATCTACAGGGAATAAGTGGATTGATGGCTGGAATGGAATTATTCGACCATTGGTTGCTACAATTGCAATTATTATTTGGTTGGGTTTATTAGTTTATTTAGTCCCAATTTATGTAAGTTTATTAAACAATTTAGATTTAGCGCTGATTGGCAAGGATATGATTGATTTCACACTTAACTTAATTTCTGTTGCCTTAGGCTGGTATTTTGCTTCTCGTGGATTAATGCCGAATAAAAAATGATACTTCGACACTTTACCTCGACTCCGCTCGGTTCAAGCTAGCTCAGTGCATCGCTCCGCTCAGTAACCATACTTCGACTCCGCTCAGTAACCATATGAAACCAGTTGCTAAATTTATTGCTGAATTTGAGGGATATGCTAAGCGACTACCTAATGGTAATTGCACAACCTATTTAGATGCGGTAGGAGTGCCAACAATTGGCTATGGCACAACTGGTAGAAATGTTTATTTAGGTTTAGAAATAACTCATGATAAAGCTGTAGAGTTTTTAGAAGAACATATTATATATTTTGAAAATGGAGCTTTGCGATTATCACCAATTTTATCTGAATACCCGAATGCTTTATTAGCGATAACTTCATTTTGCTACAACCTAGGATTGGGGGCATATCAACGATCTACTCTTAGAAAAAAGATAAATCAGGGAGATTGGATCGAGGCAAAGCGACAAATTAAGCGATGGAATAAAGCCGGCGGTAGAATATTACGAGGATTAGTTCGTAGGCGAGAAGCAGAGGCGGAGTTATTATGATTGAAACCAAATTTCACGAGACTACCAATGGACTGGTTATTGAACGGGTTCAGGATTGTGAACCAATACTAAAAGCTTGTAAAGAAAAAAATAATCATCGAATAAATCAAGGCAAGGATATAAAACTCGCTGCCAGTATTCCTTCGGTTTTAGTTGAAAAATATATAAACGATAAAGGTATTACCTTTAGCGAATTTATTAACAATCAAGCACATATAAGAACTATATTGAATGATCCAGATTTAGCTTATTTTAGAATTTGGCAAGGCAGAGTATGACATTTAGCGAGTTAAAAACTAATTTATCAAATTGGCTGCATCGCTCAGATTTGACCTCAATTATTCCAACATTGATTACATTAGCTGAAGTTCGAATTAATCGAGATGTTAATCATTTTAACAGCGAAACTACTGTTGAAGATACGACAACTGGTGAAATAACTTTGCCAAATGATTTTATTTTGATAAAAGATATATCAGTAAATATCAGCGGTTCACAATGTGTTATGAAATATCATTATCGACCACTAAATGATGATAGCGGTAATCCGCTTTATTATTATTTTGAAAATAACAAAATCAAACTATACCCAACTCCAGATAATGATTTAACCTATCGATTAAGATACAAAGCGACCGTTCCCGCATTATCAGATAGTAATACAACTAATTGGCTGAGTTTATTATCTCCAGATATATATATTTACGCAAGTTTATTGGAGGCATCACCTTATATTAAAGATGATGATCGAATACCGGTTTGGGTTGCGGCTTATAAATCTGCGGTAGAAAGCCTAAATCATCAATCTTGGAATGCAAAATTGTCCAATATGAATATTCGGGCAGGATGATTAATTTTATTGGTTTTGTTCCTGATTTAGACCCTAAGACTAGAGGTGCAATAATCGATTGTAATAATTTGTGTCCAAGTGAAAAAGGTTTCAAAAATATTGAAAAACTGCGAAATTTGGGTTTACCAGATTTAGAGGCTGATTGTAAAGGTTCAGCAACTATCATTAAACTTGATACTTCAACTAGGTTTTTTGCCGGGACTACCGATAAATTATTTGAATTATCAGGTGGTGCATGGAATAATCGTTCAAGAGTCGGCGGATACACTCCAAGTAGTGAAAACGAATGGCGGTTTGCACAATTTGGTGATGCAACAATTGCTACTAATCAAGTAGATATTTTACAAGTATCAACTAATGGTGATTTTGCGGATATTGCCGATGCCCCTAGAGCTAAATATTTAGAAGTAGCCAGTGGTTTTGTAATGGCTTTTCACACCAATAGCGATTCTGACGGTTGGTGGTGTTCAGGTTTATATGATCATACAACTTGGATTCCTTCACAGGTAACTCAAGCGGCAAATGGCAGATTTTTAGATAGTCCAGGTGAAGTAATCGGGGCTAAAAAGCTTGGTCAGGATATTGTTGCTTATAAAAATAAGTCGATGTTTATCGGCAGATATGTTGGGGTGCCGATTATCTGGAGTTGGCAACAAATACCAGGCGATGTTGGAGCAGTTTCAAATGAGGCAATAATTGACATTGACGGCGCTCATTTATTTATGGGCGATGAAGATTTTTATTATTATGATGGAACCAGACCTATTAGTATTGGTGCACCAGTTCGAAAATGGTATGTAAATCATTCAAATGCTGAGTATCGATATAAATCCAAAGGATTTTATGACCGCTTTAATGGTTTAGGTTTTTGGTATTTTCCCAGTGAAAATTCAGAAAATAATGATACCTGCTTAATCTATCATATTAAAAATAAGACATGGGGTAAAGCTGATCGCTCAATAGATCAGATTGTGGAATATCACACGCCGGGTATAACTTATGACGAACTTGGCGATCTAGCAACTACTTATGAGGACTTGCCAGATATAGGATACGACAGCCAGTATTGGTTTAGTCATGAAAAAACTCAGGCGGTTTTTCAAGGAGCTACAGTTTATACTTTAGACGGCTCACCCGGGGAAATGAGTATTACTACAGGTGATTTTGGCGATGATTTTAGATTTACAACTGTTACTCAAATTCGCCCACATTTTTTATTAAGTCCTAGTAGTGGCTCATTACAAGCTTATTATAAACATCATGAGGGAGATTTAATAAGCTTGGGTAAAAGTGCGACACTGACAGATAATAAATTTGATATATTATGGAGTAGCCGTTATCACCGCTTTGAATTTAGTTTTAATAGAGCTTGTGAAATTCAAGGTATTAACATTTTAAGTAAAACCGATGGCACGAATTGATAGTGATCCGAGATTACCGATTCGGGGAAGTATTGATTATGAAAATACTTTTTATCGAAGAATTTGGCAGTTGTTTAAAGATATTGCCGGTCAGTTAAATTCTATTTCTGAAGGGCAAATTGTAGGTCATTACAATGCCCGAACTTCAGCTCCGACAACCGGTAAATATTATGTCGGGGATTTTATTAAAAATCAAACTCCAAGCGAATTAGGCACTGTAGGGAGTAAATATGTAATTGATGGTTGGGTTTGTATTCAAGCAGGAGAACCGGGGACTTGGGTAGAAAAAAGATTTTTAACGGGGAATTAATGATATACGATAGTGATGAGTGGAGAAAATTCAGAAACAGAAGATTGCGTGACTGGGTATTGGATCGTAATGCTGTAAGTTTTTTATTGGATATATTTCAAATAGCAGAAGTTTGGGATGCGGTTATTGATAAAGATGACATCCCTGAAACTGAGGTAAATCGTGCTTTTCAGTCAGCAATATTTATGCCAACCAACCCTTTTTACATGAATAACTTTGTTGCTTTACAAAGCGTAATGGTCGCAGGTATTAATGCTTGGTTAGATAGTGTAAAACTAGAAAAAGAAAATAATATGACTGCTAAAGCACAAGCATATGTTTTAAGAGATTGGTATATGGAACTGATTAATGTGGTGATACATATTACAAGAGGGTATGGCACTATGCGACAATTAAGTTTGGAGATAAGAGAATTTTTTACTAAACATGAATCATTTGAAAATTATTTAGGAGAAAAAAAATGAGTGGAGGCGGCGGTGGCGGTGGAACAACCGTTCAAAAACAAGAATTAGACCCTGAAATTAGGAATGCTTATCGAGCATATCGAAGTAAAGCTGAAAATTTAGCTAGACAGCCTTATCAAGCTTATGGGGGGCAGTTGGTTGCAGATCAAACTCCTGATACTCTAGCAGCTAATCAAAATATCCGAAACGCTGTTGGTAGTGGTCTGGGTGATGTAAATCAAGCTAGAGGATTTTATGATCAGGCATTAGATGGTAATTATAATTATTCACCTGATCAAAACCGCTTTGCCGGGCAAAATCCTTATTTAGAACAAAGAATTGATAATACCTTGGGGGATATAACCGAACATTATCAAAATGCCGTAGCTCCACAAACTGATAGCGCATTTGCCAGAAGTGGGGCATTTGGGGGTTCGGCTTGGCAACAGGCAGTGGATCAAAATCAAGATAATTTAGCTGATAATTTAGCTGATACGACCAATGCGATAAGGGGGGCTGATTATCTTCAACAACAGCATTTAGAAGAAAATGCGATCAATCGAAATATGCAAGCTGATAATATAAATTATGCTCGACAAAATCAAGCAGCGAATTTATTACCGCAAATTCAACAGCAAGCGCTAGGATATAACAATGCTTTATCTAGTGTCGGAGCAAATCAACAGAATTTTCAACAAGCGCTTTTAGATAGTGCCTATCAACAATGGTTAGAAAAACAAAATGATCCTTATCGAAAATTAGATATTTATTCAGCATTAATCGGATCCGCACCAAGACA